CCACCTCGGGCGACAAGTCGTTTGAGTTGGCAGAGCTTACGAAGAAGCTCGGACAGTGGCAGGAAGCCGGTGTGTTGCAGGCCGAGGACTACGCTGCCGCGTTCGAGCGGGGCCGGGACAAGATACTCGGCATCACCACCACGACCGAGCGGTACATGGACCTGCTCACCAACACGAGCCCCATCGCCAAGGCGAAGGAGGCGCTGAACCAACTGTATGAGGACCGTGACGCGGGCCTAATCAACGACCTCGCCGTCTATGCGCAGTCGGTGGCCCTGCTGCAAGCCAACGTGGACGAGGCTGTGCGGAGTGAAGCCAACAGCGTCCTGTCCCAACTGGGCAGCAGCGAGCGCTACGCCGCAGCCGAGAGTGACGCCCGGGCCAGCAACGCGGTTCTGCTTGCGCAGTTCGAGCAGCACCTTAAGGACGGCACGGTTAAGTACGCCGACGAGATCGGGGTCCGCAACGCCATCGCGCTGAAGCTGGACGCCGACCTGAACCAACTGAAGCTCGACCAAGCGGCCGAGCGGGCCAGCCTTGACCAGTCCATCGGCTTTGGTGACGCAAACAACCCGGCGCTCGAAGGCACGCTGCAACAAGAACTGGCGCGCATCCAGATCGACGAAGACACCAAGCGTGCCCTGCTGCTGAGCAAGTTCGATACATTCAAAGGCGACTACCAAGCGTACCAAGACCGCCTGACGGAGATCGGTATCGAAGGCGCACGCCAGCGCCGGGAGGCCGAGGCTGCCAACGCGTCCATGCTGCTGTCCCAAGCGGAGGCCGCAGGCAACGACGTCACCGGCATTCTGAAGGACACCCTTGGCGAGAACTCGGCCATCTACAAACTGAGCTTCGCCGCCACCAAGGCGTTCGCGATCGCGCAGTCCATCGTCAGCATTCAGGCGGCGCTGGCGTCTGCCGCAGCCAGTGCGCCCTTCCCGCTGAACCTCGGCGTCATTGCCACCGTGGCCGCACAGACCGCGTCCATCGTCAGCACCATTATGTCCACGTCTCTGGCGCTGAAGGACGGTGGCCGCGTGCGTGGACCCGGCGGCCCGCGTGGCGACAAGATACCGGCCATGCTTTCCGATGGCGAGTTTGTGGTGAACGCGGCAGCCACGGCCCGCAACCTTGCGCTGCTTGAAGCCCTCAATGGTGGCCGCCGCGTCCGCAACCCAGACAACGCTGCGGATCGCGACCTCGCGCTTATGGAGGCCATGCAAGGCGGACGCCGCTTTGCCGAGGGCGGGCTGGCTACACTGGCCACCGCCCCGGCTGCACGTATGCCCGGCGGTGGCGGCACCGTTGCGCTCACGGTCAACAACACGTTCCACATCGGAGACACCGCCGGGCGCACGCCAGACCAGCGCCGCGAACTGGTCGCCATGATCGACGAGCAGTCCCGCGCCAGCGCTCGCGCGGCTATTCAAGAAGAAATGCGCGCCAACGGTATGCTCGCCCGTCTGAGAGGTTAGTCCCATGGCTTTTGATCTTCCCGCAGGGCTGGACTACTCGTTCGGCGCAGACATGTCCGAGGAGGACGTGGTTCACGAAGTGCAGTTCGGCGACAACTACTCCGCGCGCTCTGTGTCCACCGCACAACTGCCCCGCCAGATATGGCGCGTGTCGTGGACGCAGATCACCTATGCGGAGAAGGAAAGCCTGATGACCGTCTTCCGCCAGAGCCGTGGCGTGTTCGGCGTCAACTTCACACCGCCGCAGGCCGGGGCCGCCATTGTGTGCGTGGTGGTCCAGCCGAGCTACAAGCATGTCGGGTATAACAACTGGGACGTGTCGGCCACGTTCCGCCAAATCTTCGACGAGGAATAAATGGCCACGCGCCCCATCACCGAACACATCCAGCGCCACAGCCTTGGCGCAGAAGTGACCCTCTACGTGCTGGACATGTCGCTGTACGGCCTCGGTGTGCAGCGCCTTGTCGGCGGGGATGAAGACATCGCCTACCATGCCGTGACGTTCGACGGCGACGTGTACGAGGCGTGGCCGGTGCAGGCGTCGGGCTGGCAGGCCAGTGCGGAAGGCGTCACGCCGCGCCCCACGTTCACTGTGGCCAACGTCTCGGGCATGTTCACGCCACTGGTCGCGGCGAACAACGACCTGAAGGGCTGCCAGCTTACGCGCATCCGCACCTACGACCGGTATCTCGACGGCGGCGCAGACCCGGACCCCACCCAAGTCCTGCCGCTGGACGTGTACCTAATCAACCGCATGACCGCGATGACCGAGACTTCCATCACGTGGGAGCTGATGAGCTACGTGGACCAACAGGACGTGATGCTGCCGGGCCGCCAAGCCCTGCGCGACTATTGCAGCCACACCTACCGCCGGTACATCAGCGGGGCGTTCGACTACACCGACGCCTCGTGCCCCTATGCCGGGACGGTGTACAAGAACGATCAGGACGTGACCGTGGCCAACACGCTTGACCGCTGTGGCCGCCGCCTGTCCTCCTGCCGCGCCCGGTTCGGCACCAACGCCGAACTGCCGTTCCGTGGCTTCCCCGGGATGACCCGCCACAGAAACGGCTAGGAAGCCCTAGGAGCGACGTTCATGCGCCGTGGTGCCTACCTAACCCCCGACCTCAAGATCGCTATACAGCGCCACGCCATGGCCGCCTACCCCTATGAGGCGCTAGGGGTTATCACCCCGGCTGGATACCGGGAGATGGAGAACCTGTCGGACACCCCCGAACACCGGGGCAAGTACGACGCCCGGGCCATGCAGGCGCTCCAGATCAGCGGCGACCTGTGCGCCCTAGTGCACAGCCACCCCAATGGGCCGAACGCCCCCAGCGGCGAGGACGCTGCCCTACAGGCGCGGGTGAACGTGCCGGGCGTGCTGGTGGTCACCAACGGCGACGGCTGCATGGAGCCGACCGTGTGGGGCGACATGTTCGAGCCCGACCCGTTAGAGGGCCGGGGCTTCCAGCACTACATCCACGACTGCTTCGAGCTAGGCCGCGACTACTACTGGTTCGAGACAGGCAAGCGCCCGCCGCCCTTCCCGCGTGGGTGGGCGTGGTGGCAGGACGGCAGCGACATGGTGGACACGCATTTCCGCAAGGCTGGCTTCCTGCGTCTGGACGACGCGGAGGTGCAGGCGGGCGGGCTTAGAACAGGCGATGCGATTGTGGTTGCCACCGGGCAGAACATGAAAGAGCCACGTCAGCAGGTTGCGCCGAACCACGTTATGATCTACCTCGGTGACGGCAAAGTGTTGAACCACTCTTCGTCCCGCCTTCCATATGACCCGTCGCGGCTTAGTAGGGTGGAAACGCTAAGCCGGTGGCTACCGTATGTGCAGAGGTGGTTGAGGCCCGATGAGAACAATCAAACTCTATGGCGCGCTTGCGGAGAAGTACGGGGCGGAGCATAGCTTCGACGCTGCCAGCCCGGCGCAACTGATCCGAGCCCTCACAGTCAACCACAAGGGTCTGCGCGAAGAACTCGCTGCCGGTCAGTGGCACCTGATCTGCGGCGAAGGCGAGACGGCCCGCCCGGTTGCCATCAACACCATCGCGTTCCCCATCTCCCGACGCGAGCGCACGCTGCACCTTGTGCCGTCCGACTACAAGGTTGCGGGCCTTGACCCGTTCACGCAGGCGCTGATCTGGGCGGGCGTGGCGCTGGTGGCTGGTGTGGGCGTGGCCTTGCTGCTTATGCCCAAGATCCCGGTGCCGGACGCGAACGACCGCGAGCGCGAGGAAACCAACAGCTATGTCTACGACGGCCCGGCCAACGTGTCAGAGCAGGGGCACCCGCTTGCGCTGATCTATGGCCGCGTGCGCGTGGGCTCCATTGTCGGCAGCGCCAGCCTCACCAACGCACGATCCATTCCCTACGACGTGTACACCGGCGGCGGCACCATCTACGACGGCAGCGTGACCCCGGGCTGGACCGGCGGCAGCGAGGGAGAGGATTGGTTCTTCGCCAAGGGCGGGCAGTCTACGCCCCGCGCTGCGGTGGAAGACCCGAACACGCTACAGTCGCAGGCAACTGCACGCATCCTCGACATCCTTGGCTCTTCCACCGCAGCGCGGGGCGTA